GGTGTTTGTGCGATGGCTGACGGCCTTATTGAAGTTGCTACTGGCGGTGCTGTTGCAGCTACTCCTACTCATATTGCCGCAGCTCGTAGTGCATTAGGTAAGTATGGACTTCAACTTGGTAATGATCTTGTATATGTTACTTCTGTTGAAGGTTATAATTCCCTTGTACAAACTGCAGATTTCCAGACTGTTGATACTTTTGGCCCTAACGCTACGTATCTCACTGGTTCTGTTGGTGCTATCTATGGTATTCCAATTGCAATCTCCGAGTTCTTAGATACTCGTGTTGGTGCTGCAGCTGGTATGCTTGGTGTACTTATCTATAAGCCTGGCTTTATGATTGCAGAACGCCGTGGTATTGAAATTGAATCTGAGTATGAACCACGTCAGCAGGTAACTGCTATGTATATGTCAACTCGTTTCGACTTCAAAGCACTTACAACTAACGCTGCTGCTGCTCTGGACACTACTAAGTATCCATATGCATGTACTGTCAGAAGCCAATAATTTAATTTAAAAATTATTGTTCTAAAATGGGGGGAGGCGGTCAGCCTCCCCTTCTATGTTTTAAGAGGATAAAATAATGGATATATCAGTAATTCCTGATTATATTACTACTAAAGAAGATGCTATTACTTGGCTTCATAGACACGGTTGGGGTGATTATGAAGCCCAATTAATGGCTGCTAAATGGGATGAAGGAATACCTCTTCCAGCTTCTATATTAGGTACTCCTAAAAAAGTTATAGAAGATACTAAAAATACTAAGGTAAAGGTTGCACCCACTAAAAAAGTTATTAACGCGCCTGTTAAGAAGATATAACTAGTTATAAACTAGAAAGGACACGTTATGGTAGACAGACTACAACAAAATTTAGGTAAATATCCCTTTGTTACTTTAGCTGATGTTAAAGATTATTTATCCATATCTAGTACTACCCAAGATAGCCGTATAGAAAATGCTATTAAGTATGCTACGGGTATGGTAGAACATTATATAGGACAAGAGATACTTGCTAATGATTATGTAGAAATCTTTGATGGAGGTAAAACTTCTGTTATGACGTCTCGACTACCTCTAAGTAATGTATACTTAGTTTCTGAGTATGATGGATCAAATGATGTTATACTTAATGATCCTTCTTCTATAGGTAGACCTATTACCACAGATGGTGATACTTTAACTGTTTCTTTTAATGGTCAAGCTCATATTAACACCAGAGTAAAACAATTTGGAGTATCTTCTGTACAATTTGTTGCTGCCTCCGATAACTTAGAAGCTACTACTGTTATTGATGAATTACAGTTTGAAGATGGCGATTTTACAATAGAAGCATATATTAGACAAGATACTGCAGGTATAGGTGAGAATAGTATATTTACTATATATGATGACTCAACTAACTATCTACAATTTAAATTTGCTGCTGCTAATGCACTATCTATTACCTCTAGAAGAGGTGGATCGAGCATTACAGCATTAGGAGGTCCTGAAGCGGGTAGAACTACCTCTAACTATGCTCCTAGAGAATTTATGCATGTAGCTGCTTCTTATGATAACCAAGCACAGAAAATGAGGTTATTTGTAAATGGCAATGTAGCTCAGAATGTAGCTTTTGCTGCAAGTAATAACAGTTTTACTACTAATGTTATAATAGGAGAAGGTCTTGTAGGTTATATGGATGATCTACGTATATCAAATAGTGCAAGATATAAAACAGCTTTTACTCCTTCTGCATATAGACTTAGTTCTGATAAGGATACCATAAGTCTTTTTCACTTTGACGGACTAAATAAAGATACTACAACATCAGATACTCATAGTTCTGCCAGTCAATATACCTTTAGTAAAGATGTTGGAGAGATCACAAAAGATACTGGTAACATTAGTACCAGAGGTACTTATCCTGTAGTACGTAGCTCCTACCCTGCAATGACTCTGAGCGGTCCTCCTGTATTTAACCCGTTTCCTGCAGCTATTAGAGTTGAGTATCGTGGTGGGTATGAAACTGCTGATGTACCATCAGATATTAAAATGGCAGTATTAGATACTGTTAAATTAATTTATAAACAAGATCAAGAGAAAAAAGGCTTTTCTCTTGAAGGTGAACGTGGTGAAAAATATCCACTAGCTGCAAGTTTTCCTCCACATATCAAACGTATATTAGATCTGTACAGGATTATTGAGTAATGAAAACTCCACGACCAAGAATTGATCGTAATCAGTTTATAGCTATGAGAACAGAAATATCTGATCCACTACTTACAAGTAGGCTTGCTGCATTAATGCGTGATCCTAATAATAATGATCCTTCCTCTAAAGCTATACAGGATCAAGTTGAAAAAATATTGGCAAAGTATTTTAATGCTACAGCTATTGTATCTAGTGACCGTCTTAAACCTGATATGATACTAAAAGACAGTGAATCTTTTCTTAATAATTTTATTAATAGTATATCACCTGGCGAAGGTATGGGAGGATATCAAGTGTACGGCCCTACCACTCGTAGGGGTAATGCCCAATCGGAACTTAAGATTAGACGAGGTACCGAGATTGATCCTATTACGGGTAGAGTTAATACTACTGATACAGGTATAGGAGCTGTTGCCTATTCTAGGGGCAGTCAAGGTGCCGCAGAATTAGGAGAAGTATCAGGAGTAGATTTTGATTCTTCTTTAAGAAGAACTGCTGCATTACGAGATGCATTGACAGGCCAAAGAGGTGCTAGATTATTAGAGGCAATAAAAAATACACCTGATGGTAGAGAATTTTATGAAAAAGCTAAAGTACTGAATATTACAAGACTAATTACGCCATCTAAGGGAGGACCAGTAGCAGAAACTATTACACTAATAACTCCTTTTAATAAGTTTAGAGCTCCTCCTTTTACTGCTGAACTACAAAATGTAAGTAAATTTGCTAGAGGCACGGATAGTTTAAAAGTTAAAGTATCTTTAAGTAGTCAATTTGAGAGAAACTTATTAGCACAACTTAGAAAGACTACGGCTTTTTTACCTAAAGGCGGCGAGTTTAAGACTTTTCAAGAAAATTTTACAAGAAATTTTACTACTAAAACAGTGACAGGTAGGTATCAAAATAGAACAGGTTCCTTTACTTTAAACGAATTTAGTATTCAAGTACCTACTGGCGGTAGTATACCTATGTTAAATGTTGTAGTACCTCCTATTAAAAAAAGAAAAACAAAACAATCTAATAGACAAAGTTTTTTATCGGGTATACAGTTATCAGCTTTAGTAAGAGCAAGATTAGAGCAAACTATGAGTACTGCTGGAACGGCTTTTCCTCCTATGTTAAAAAATAGAACAGGTAGATATATACAAAGTGTAAATGTATTTCCTAATTATAGAAAAAGTATGATAACTTATACTTTAAATCCTGTATATAGATCTCTTGAAAAATATGGTTATATACCGGATGGACAAACTATAATAGCTATTAGACAAGTTGCACAAGCAGCTTTTAGTAGACAATTTAATATAGTGAGGGCTAATTAATGGCTTCCAGAAGAAAAGAGATAGTTGCACTTTTAGTTGATAAACTAAAAGAAATTGACGGCCAAGCTGTGGTTGGCACTAATTATACTTATAATTTAAACGTATTTAATAATGTTAAAAGAGCTATAAGATTTCTTGATGAAGTAAA